CCATGGCAATGGATTACTTGCTGTTTTATAAGGGCATACTAGCCCAACTGCTGTCATACGCTTATGAGCAATCCATTCAATATATTCACATAGTAGTTGATAGTTAATACCAATCATGCTGCCATCTCTGAATAGATATTCTGCCCATTTCTTTTCTTGTTCAACTGCATCAACAAATAATTTGATACAGTCATCTTTAGTCTCTTCTGCAATCTTAACAAAGTCAGGATCATCTTTTGGCAGTAACTTCAACAATGATTGTGTACCTGCTAGATGCACATTCTCATCACGAGCAATAAACTTAATGATCTTGGCGTTGCCTTCCATCTTCTTGACTTCAGCAAATGCCCAACTGCAAGCAAAGCTAACATAGAATCGAATACCCTCAAGAACATTAACTGACATCAATGCCATCCACAATGCTTTCTTATGTTCATAGGAATTTACATTTTGATTACTAGCAAGTAAGTTGTTCAGTAGAATCAATTCATCATAATACTTGCTAATATCACCAGCACAATCTACAATTTCAGCAATATCTATCAACTCGTCAAAAATCTTAGAAGGGTTTGGGTAAACATTTTGAATGATATGGGTGTATGAGTAAGAATGAATAGTTTCACTAAATGTCCAAGTTTGAATCCACGTTTCCAACTCTGGCAAACTACAAATAGGTCCAAAAGCAGCAGTAGGAGCACGACCTTGAACACTATCTAACAAGATTTGTCTCTTTAAATTACTTGTGAAGATATGCTTCTCGTGATCAGTTAGATCTTTGAAATCCTTTGCATCCCGCAATATATCAATTTCTTCAGGCTGCCAAAAAAACCCACGCTGTTTCTTTGTCAACTTATCAAATTGACGATATTTCATAATATCATAACGCTGAATAGTTACGGGTGCATCAAAGAAGGCTCGCACCTTAGTATGATCCTGACGATTCTTCGTATCAAATACACTCATTCAAATTCTCCTGTGTTTTAATTATACAATTTTATTAAAGAATAATCAAATTGTACATGAATCGCAGTCAGACTGACTGGGCAATTCTTCTGGCAAGTCTTCCATAAACTTAGCAACATTGATCTCACCTTGCCCATCAAAAGTGTTGAAATAATATAAATTTTTTCCGCCTAACTTATAGTGCAATAGTAACAACTTAAGCATGTCACTCATCGGTAACTTCTCATCAGGATAGAATTGAGGATTATATGAAGTATTGACTGAGATAGCTTGATCAATATACTTCTGCAATACAGCACAAATCTTAATATAACCTTCTGGGTTTGGTTGATCCCACAGCAATTCATACTTGTTCTTAAGTTTCTTAAATTCAGGTACAACCTGCTTTAGAACACCATGCTTGCTCTGCTTGATTGAAATGTAACTGCGTGGTGGTTCAATACCGTTAGTAGCATTAGCAATCTGTGCTGATGTTTCTGCGGGCATCAGTGCCATTAGTGTGCTATTACGAATACCATACTGCTTGGCCATTTCACGAAGTCCATTCCAATCCATACGCTCGCTGTATGATACAACTTCATCAATATCCTGCTTGCGAGTATCAATTGGCATAATACCCTGTGCATACTTTGTTTCGTGCGACTTAGGACATGCACCTTTTTCCATTGCGAGGTCAACTGATGCCTTAATGAGATAATAACTCATTGCTTCCATATATTCGTCAAGCTTATTGAGGCTGCTGTCGTCGCTGTACTTAAAGTCATTCTTAGCAAGCCAATAAGCAAGATTGATAATACCAATACCAAGCGGACGACGATTCATTGTGCTAATCTTAGCAGCTGGAACTGGGTAATCTTGATAATCTAACAGCTCATCTAATGCACGAACAGCAAGCTTGCAAGGACGTTCGAAATCTTTAGGTTCCTTAATATTACCCCAGTTTATGGCACTCAAAGTACACAGACTAATTTCACCTTCTTCATCAAAAATGTGAGTAAGTGGCTTAGTAGGCAATGTAATTTCGCAACAAAGATTACTTTGCTTAATTGGAGCAATATCTTCCAAGAATGCACTATGACTATTTGCGTTATCAACATTCATAAGATAAACACGACCTGTATCCTTACGCTCAGTCATAAATGCTGAGAACAAGTCTATTGCTGCAATTGATTTCTTTCTAATTTTTGTATTTCGCTCATACTTTTCATACAAATCTCTAAACTTATCTGTATTATTATAGAAAGCATCATAGAGGTCAGGAACATCATTAGGACTAAAAAGAGTAATATTTGATCCCGCAAGTAGTCTTTCATACATCACCTTATTAAACTGGACACCATAATCCATATGACGGACACGGGTATCTTCAGTTCCCTTGTTGTTCTTCAACACAAGTAGGTCTTCTACTTCCAAATGCCAAAGTGGGTAGTACAGTGTAGCCGCTCCGTTACGGACACCTCCTTGACTGCATGATCTAACCGCTGATTGAAACATCTTATAAAACGGAATAACACCTGTATGGCTAGTATCACCATTGCGTACTGGACTGCCTAATGCACGAATACGTCCTGCACCAATACCAATACCTGCTTTCTGGCTAACATACTTCACAATAGCCGAAGTTGTAGCATTGATAGAATCTAAACTGTCGTCTGTTTCAATAAGCACACAGCTACTGAACTGACGCTGCGGGGTGCGAAGACCAGCCATGATAGGAGTAGGGAGGCTAATGTCATGCTTGCTAATAGACTCATAATAATCCTTTACCCAATTAAGGCGTGTTGATTTCTCATACTTGGAAAATAGTACTGCGGCAACAAGAGCATACAATACCTGCGGAGTTTCCATAATCTGTCCTGTAACACGATTCTGAACTAGATACTTGCCACGAAGCTGCTCCATAGCAACATAAGTTAAGCTCATATCACGCTCGTGATCAATGAAGCTGTCAATCTTATTCCACTCTTCTTCAGTGTAATCGGTTAGTAGATCATTATCATAGAATCCAGCAGTGACATTCTTCTGAATTAGTTGGAATAGAGGCCATGGCTTATAATCATTATATACTTCCTTACGAAGGTGATAATTGACCAAACGACCAGCAACATACTGATATGCAGGAACATCCTCACTGATAAGATCGGCAGCAGCCTTAATCATAGTTTCTTGAATATCACTAGTTTTGATATTATCATAAAATTGAATTTGACTACGAATTTCAACTTCACTTACACTAACATTTTTTAGACCTTCAGTGGCCCAGTATACAACTTTGTGAAGCTTTTCAACATCAAGTGATTCTTTGCTTCCGTCTCTTTTGGTGACCATAATAATACGATTTGCGTTCATTGATATGCCTTTTCTTATCTTTTAATTGGTAAATCTTTAGCGAAAACTGTGTGCATGGGCTGTGGTAATGCTCCGAGCGATAGGATATTTACTGCCTCTCCCACACTCCAATTAAGCATATATTTCCCATCCTCCAAATTGACTAAATTAAGTATTTGATGTTTATCTACGAGCTTATAACATTCAATTTTCATCAAGTCTTTATGTTCATACTCAGAATAGTATAGTGTATAGAACATGCCTAATGCAACTGATATATCACAATATATTCCATCATTTATCAATGACCATGCATCAGGCCATTGTTCAATATGATCATATGCCAAATAAATGTTACTGAGTGGAGCTTTAGCCCACTGTTCAGTTATCATAAAAATAGAATCTGGCCAGATATTCAGATGGCTTCTAAAATCTCGCCACTGGAGAATCTTTTGTTCGGGACGTCCTGAAAACATTAGGTATATCGTTGGTCTTGTTGGATTACTGTTTCGGTAATTTTATCGTTTGGGCCTAGCTCTTCTAAACGATAATTGATAGGATTAGCACTATTCACTAACACTATCTTTCCTGAAATTATTTCTCTAAATGCCAACTTAAATTTGTCCTTTTGATGAAACTTATCTACATATATTACTACTTCTTCATCAGCAAGCCAATATGTTAATCGAGCTTTAGGGAATATTTTAAATGTTAATCTTTGGAAAAAAGTGACTCTGTTATTAGTTACAGTATCAACAGCTTCTTCGATAATTTCACTTGGTTTTTTAAATTTAAACCAAGTGAAAATATTTCCAAACCATGCAATCACTGATACGATTTTTTCTTTAAAAGTAGTCAAATCTTCCATTATTGTTCCCATTTACCATACCGTTTTAACATAACTTTCTGCTATTGCTAGAGTAAATGAACTTCCGCCACTAGTACTAGTATAAAGTAATGTTAGATTAGTGCCGTCATTTAATATACTAAAAGTAACACCAACATCGCCGGTCTGATTGCTGTCATCATCTAAACTATATGTATTAGCAGTCGAATTATAAGTTAATTGTAGTACACCGCTTCTGGTATATGTTGATCTCAAAATTACATATTGAATACTTTGATTGTAAGCATAGTCATTAATTGGGTAAACTAATCCTGTACTAGCACTTGTTTGTGCTGGTAGCAATGTATGAGTTTCTCCGCCTTGTTGACTAAAATAGCCAACTCTTAAATTATGACCACCAAACCAAGCACTGGTTGTACTATTACCAAATATCCACTGGAAGGAAAGATTCTCAGTGTATGATCTATCAAATTCATCATTGATACTTGCACAGCCTACGCTTTGTGCACCAAAACTTGCAACATAGTCATAAGCATTACCAATACCAAGATATCTGTTTGCAACATCTCTGTAGCTGTTAAATGTACTGGTTATATTAGTAGCATAATTAGCATCAATTGCTTTATTGTATATTAAATCAAAAAAGCAATTGCTTAAGGTCATGGTGTTTACTTGTCCACCATCAGGACATAGATATAATCCTTTAAACATATTAACAAAGGTAGTACTATTAAACAAAATATTTCTGCTATATTCAGTTCCAGGTTGGAATACACCATAATTGAATTTTTCAAAATGACAATCCAATAGACTGATATCAGTTGGTGGAGTCATGGTTGAACCAAGTATATATAACCCTGTATTTTCATCTCCACTATTCGTTGGAGTATCTGTCGCACCAAAGAATGAAACTCTTTCTAAAGTAACTCTGGAAGCATTTACTAACCAGAAACCATCAGCACTTGTTACTAGTCCGATATCTGAGATAATAATGTCTGAAGGTAAACTTGCACCATTAAATCCAATCTGTCCGCCAATTTGTTGTTTGCTGTCAGCTGTTGTCATAACATAGCTGACATAGATTGGATTAGCAGTTTGTTTAATGATGGTATTGTTAGAACCTTCACCACGTAATATAGCATTACTAGGGACATTTATTCCATCACTGACAATATATGTACCTGATGGAAAATATAATATCTTTCTGCTGGCATTGACTACAACACGACAATATAGTTCATAAAGTGCTCTGTTAATGGCTTCAGTATCATCAGTTAGTCCATCACCTTTAGCACCAAAATCTTTAATGCTGACCAAATCATCTAGCTTCTTTTGAATAGTTCTAACAGTTTGATTATTGCCAAATGTATAACTAATGCCAGTCCAAGACACCGAATCTGCACTGTTTAAAATAAGCCCTTTATTACCTACAGCAGTATATTGCCCATTTGCATATAGAACGCTATAAATGTCTGCAATAGTTAAGTTAGCTAAAGTAAAAGTTCTTTGAGTTTGACTAACGAAATTAGTACCGTCTGAACTAGTTAAAATACTGTCAAATTGCCCTACTAATAGATAGATGCCGGCGCCATATACACTAGAATTCAAAGTTGGCCCATTTGAACCTGAGGTGTTGTTCTGTAATATTGCAAGTGATTCGTAGTTTAACGAGTCTGAATTTGTAGCATCGAACCCAAATAATATACTATACCCAACGCTACCTAGTATCCAAAAGTTGCTTAAACTAAATTGAATATTGAATAAATGATTAGTAGAAGGAACTGATACTTGTGTCCATGTATCAGAACTGCCACTTGCACTATAAATGACAGTGGCATTATTGCCTACAGCAAAGAAATTACTATAAGTGATGGCATTAATAGTCCAAGTTATGAAATTTACATGATGCAGATCATCTGTTACAGTAAAAGTTCCACTTGGAGTAACACTATTCCAAGTTACACCGATTGAACCGCCACTGGCAATGCTGATTAAAACGGTTCCTACATGCCCAACTATAATTGCGGTATTTCCACTAACTACAATACTGTTAAGTCTGGTGCTTACACCGCTAACTCTAGCAGTCCAAGTTGTTGAATTTGCACTAGTTAATATGGTTCCACTTGCTCCAACTGCAATATAAGTTAATGTAGGAGCCCATAGTCCTATGCCATATAAGTTAACTGTTACACCACTAGTTTTAGTAGTCCAAGTGATTGCATCACTACTTGTAAGTATTGTGCCAACATCACCAACTGTAATATATCTATCGTTTACTGAATCATATATAATTCTATTTAAATTATTACTAGTTCCACTAGTTTGTACATTCCAACTAGTTCCTGATGTACTAGTTAATATAGTACCAGTTTGTCCTACTGCAACGAATTGACCATCATGAGCAGAATAGATAACATCATATAAATTTAATAATGTTGGGCTTGTTACTGCAACTGGAGTTGTAGAATCAGATGTGGTGTAATATATAACACCACCATCACCGACCATAATGGTTAGTGAACCATTATTAGCAGATGCTCTAAATGTATCAGTGAAACCATAATACCATGTGATTGCATCTGTACTAGTTAATACAGTACTAAATTCACCGGTAGCAATCCATCTATCATTATCAAAATTTATACTTCTTAGATTATAGCTAGTTGGGCTATTTTGTAATGTCCAGCTGGATCCATTTGTACTTTTAATAATATTACCATCATTGCCTACTGCAACAATGATATTATTATAATATGCTACAGAATTTAAAATATATCCAGTGTTTGCTAAAGTTGTCCATGTAACCCCATTGGTACTAGATATAATAGTACCTGTATTGCTGACTGCAATAAAGTTAGCAAATGTGCCGCCTGCATATGCAACAGAAGTTAATGTTAAAAATATATTACTTGTTGGTGTATTCCAAACTGCGCCATCTGCACTATAAATGATTGTTCCGCTTGCACCAACAGCAACAAATAAGCCATTGCCATAAGCGATACTATTTAAGGTATTACTAGTTCCGCCATATACAGGTGTCCAGGTTACTTTATCAATGCTAGTAACAATAGCACCATTGGCACCAACAGCAACAAATAAGCCATTGCCATATGCAATGGCATTAAATCTTCCGTTTCTACCACCAGTTGCAGGAGTATATCCAGCAGCTTCGTTTTTGAATGTATATGTTTCAGCAAGTGCTAATACATCGCTGTGTTCTGTTAGAATTTCTGTAACACCAGTACGAGGTGCACCTTCAGTGGTCGACCCATTACCTATATAAAGTTTTTGAGTATCTAAACTCCAGCCTAATTCAGCTGAAGCTAAACTAGGCAAATCTTGTTGTAAACCTCTGCGATGTTGAATTCGGCTGATTGAAACAATGGCCATTTATTAATCTCACTTTTATATATTTAGTGAAATTAGTTAGAGGAGTAGTAATCCCAAACTCTAGCAAACCACTTATCATTGTATTCAGTGAGATTAATTATCCAATGTTGTGCTTCTACATCCTTGCTGCACATCAAAATAACGCCTTGCTTAATATCAGTGCCATGCACAGCATTATGCGCCTGAGCATACGCAGAAGCTTGGAGGAAATAGTCCTCAATCCATTCTGTTTTTTTGGGTTTATTGGTTTGCTTAAAGTCAATAATACTAGGTATGCCATTATATACACCGACGAGATCAGTTGTACCAGCATATAATTCAGGGTAGAATAAACCAACTTCGCTTCCCCACCATTCATTTAGATTGGGTTCTAAATATTCTTCGATAATCTTGGTTGCCATCAACGCACTTTGTTGATGCACAATATTACTTTTCTTTTCAATCTCACCAAATGCAAGCCAATGTTCTAAATGACTATGCATACTAGTGCCGCGATTTGCAGCTTCGCTTGTGATAGCAGCAGCTTCTTTATGCCCTACTCGATTTCGCCATTCTTGTAACGCCTGCTTCTTTTCTTCTGGCTTTGTCTTATCTAGAATGGTTGTTACACTAGCTACAGCATTTCCATCAGGGGTTTGATATTTTCTACCTTCTGATGTTTGTTTGCGGTTGATTGGCTTATAATCGTACTTCTGATTAAATCTTACCAGTTGATTACCCAATAAAAACTAGCCCCATCATCACTTCTACGATTTATAATATAGCCTAATTTGTTGTAATAGTCAATAACTTTATTCATTTGTGAAGTTTGAGCAGTTGATGTAGCATTGCCTTGCCATACTGAATAAAATACATTTCCAACAGCAGCAGTCATTGGAGTACCAATTACGTAACTTCCATTAACATTGGTATTAGTCACCATTGTTACTGCAACTGTAGAATTTCCTACCATTGTTGTATTCAGGATATTGAGATTGATTAGAAAAATTTCAGTTTCTGTTACTACTGAATTAATGGTTTGTGTTGTTACGTCAGCTGCTGATAACATTGTTATTTCATCCGTTTTTATTATTTAACTCTTCTTGTTCACGCTTACGTTTCACTTCAGCCCAATATTCGTCATCGTATTTTTTGTAGATTGGCGCCCACTTTTCACGCATCGCATCAACATATTGATTGCTGCTGGACACACCCATCTGCTTAAAGATCTTTAATAATTTAACCAATCCAGGATCAGCTTTGGCTTTAACATTATGAATGTCAGCACTCAATCCACTATAAGCATCTCTTGTACTATATATGACCTTGTCAATTACATTCCTAGCTTCTTTGCTTAACTTGGGCTTTTCCTTAGCAAAGTATATCTCACGCCAGCCTTTAAGATAATCTCTAGGCATACTAGCAGGCCATCCTGTGCCTATTTTCTGTATCTCAGGATTAGCTAGACTAGCTATAAACTCTTTTGTTATGGGAATAGCTTTGCGTGTATCTTGTAGTACGAATGCAGAATCATCTTCATAAACATAGTGCGGAATGCCCATCTGTTTTGCTTTGGTCAATACTATACGCATATATTGATTGCGTCTTGCGTCAGAGTCAGGCTTGTATAATATGTGTACTGCTTTGATTAATTCTTTTGGATCTTTTGGAAGTGGTATGTATGGTTCATCGCTGAACACACGATCTTCCATTTCTTTATAACGACCCTTAAGGCCTACTTCGCTTGATTTTAATTGTTGGCCACCCCAATAATCAACTGGGCCGCCTTTATAGTTGTAGTTAAACCAATCACCATTTAGGACAAATACAACACCATCTTTATAGAAATTGTGTAATGTGTAATCGCCAACTTTGCTGCGTGTTGTACTTAGATAATATTGTTTATTTCCACGTTGTAGCTTACGTTCTGTATCCGTACCAGGACTTGCTGTAAGTCTAAAACGTGCATCATTTAATATTTGAGCAGCATTATACAATCGTGTTGCATGATAAACGATAGACGAAACTGATTCAAATAATTCATTAACTAGCATTTAGTATTTATTGTACTGGCTGATTAATGTTTTGAGCAGCTTTTTGTGCCATTTGATCAACAGTTGCAGCAGCATCGACTTCTTGGTCACCTTGCATATCATCAATTGGCTTACCAATAGTAATTTCATTTTGATTAAAATTACTAACAATTTCTTTGATACGAGGTTCCGAATCATATAATTGCTTAAAGGCACCATAACTAAAATGATTGCCTGTATTATTCATTAAGTTAACAACTGCTGACATAGGAACAGTTGCTGACATAGAACCCGAATCACCTTGACCTAAAGTAGCTTCGAGATGTTGGAGAATTGTAAGCAACGTGCCTACTTGACCCCGCAAAAAGTCAGGTGCAATCTCCAACAACTTCATGTTAAGCTCTCTTACCGCGACCTAATTCTGCATTACCGCCTGTGGCTGCATCACTAGTATCAGTTCCAGAATCGATATCATTTGCACGAGGAATTTCAGTAGGCTCAGGCTCAACACCAGCGCCTAAATCTGCACCAATGTCAGCACCTGCACCTAGATCAGCGCCGCCCATATCAGCACCAGCTGCTGGGTTCATTGGCTGTTCACCTGCTACTGTACGAGCAGCATTATCCATCTGCTCTCTTGCTGCTTTAACAGCATCCATAAGTGGAGTTAATGAAGCTTGTGCAGCAGTATTAAATGCCTGTGCTTGATCAATACCAACACGATCACGAATAGTATCCATTAAGCTTGGAAGTTCTTCGTTAATCATTTTACCAATGCGTTCTGACATCTTTTGGATTTCATCTACTAATCCACGAGCTGCAACAATTGCACTTGCTTGATCAACTTCGCCTTCATTTAGCTGATTACGACCGGAAAGAACTCCCTTAAGAACATCCATTGCTTCTTCAACAGATTCTTTCTTTGCCATCTTAGTAGCAGTTGCATACATGACTTCTTCGCCACGCTTGCCATAACGCTTGTTAAAGTCACTTTTAACACTCTTCATGCCTTTGGCATATTTCTCACGCTTCTTAACTTCGCTTGGAGTAAGTGTACGTTCAGCAAGCATAGTAGCTCTTTCATCTAACCAAGATTCAAGCACATTACTAACAAGCATAGCTTCCATAAACTGTGGGTTACGCTCTGCATGATGTGCAAGATTACTGTTCTTAATAGAACGAATCTTACTTCCCATTTTATCAAGTGTACGATGAGCATCTGATTCACTCATCTGAGCTAGATTTAAACGCCATTTATAGACGCCTTCAAGTTGTGCGTTTAACTCTTTACTTGTTAAGTTTTTGCCAAATTCTTTGACGAACATGATAGAATCCTTGTTTAATGTATTTATTGCAAGCCGACAGATTTCTCTAATTCGTTAATTTGTTCATATAGCTGTGATAGCTCAAATACAGTTCTACTATATCTATCTTCAAATAATTCTTTCTTGAATTTCTTAGATATTTTCGATTCAAACAAAATCTTATCATGTTTAAGAGTAGCTAGATGTGTGTCTAAGCCCGGGGTAATCTTCACATCATTACGCTTTTTAACAATCAATGTTGCTGTTAATACAGCAAGACGTCTGCTTTTAAAGTTTCCAATAGTAGATTCTGAAGAATTTTTAATAACCCATGCAGATTCAACCTGATTAACAGTTAGGTCATTAATTTTAAATCCATTGGTAATATTAGTAATTACTACTGAATTAGAATTTGAGTCAATTTTTTCTTTGATGAAATTCTGTATTTTTTCAAATGTTTTGTTCTGAGCCATATCTAATTATAGCGTAATAGAACTAATATGTCAATACAGTTAATTTGGTGGATTCTTAATTAAATAAATGCCGATTCCCAATAGTGCCGTAAGTAATGAGCCAATAATTCCAATGCCTAGATTTAATAATTTTATATAAGCCTTATTTTCCTTTTCAACCAACATATCTTTAATTTGTTTAACAATTGTTTCAACATTGGTGAGACGGTCTTCCATTCTCTCCATATTATCTTTCATGGCATCGTACCTCTGAGCACACAACTCGACGTGGGCTTCCAGACTTTCTTTTTCAATATCTGTTGGTATAATAGACTGTGTGCTCATAAGCCTTCTCTCTCTGCCATGCTTTATTTATTAAAGATATAATAAATGTTGCAAGAATCACTTGAGGTTAACAAGCATTTAGGAGGTTGAATAAAATTATTATAATCAACCAATGGTACTAGATTCGTGTCTGACACTAAATTTTTAATTGGATCGATTGAATCTCCATATAATTCAGGATTTTCTGTTTCAAATTCAAAAGTCCAAATATTAGCTTTACCTGTATAAATTTTCCCAAAATTATAATTTGATAAATCATCAACTATACATTCAGGAAATTTAGTTATAAAAGGTTGTGTACGCAAACTTAAAATTTGAATTAATGTATTCCAATTTCTAGTTTGACTTCTGGTTCCTCTATCGGGTATATCGAATAGAGTGTAGCAGGTATATGAAGTATTGTTAATCACTCAATACTTATATTGTAGAAATTCAGTCAAAAAGAAAGGGTGTATAAAACACCCTCTCTAATTTATATTAGGTTAAATTATGAACCTGTTGCTACAGTTGATAGCTTGAAACCGTAGTTTGTTACAAGTGTCTGACTTGCATCAACAGCAGTTGTGTTGCCATACCAACCAGCGCCATTACCGCCACCGCGGATGATAGCCTGAATGTCCGAAGCTGCTAAGCTTGAAGCACCTTCAAGCAATACGCTTAGGTTACCAGTTGTACCTGGCTCTAGCTGATAAGCTAGGATAGTTGAGTTACCAGTGATTGACTTTAGAATGCCTTCTACTGCACCGTTAACACCAGCTTCTGCCTGTAGATTAGTCTGCCCAGTAGCACCTGCGACACGAATGCCTACTGCTAGTGGAGCCTTACCAATAAAACTTGCACTTACTTGAGTTGTTGCACCTGCAAAACCCTGACCATAAATGTCACCAACGGCACCTACGTTGCCATTTACACGATAAATTGTTGCCATTTCTTTTTCTCCAAAAAATTGCGTTTCTTACGCTAATAATATTTATACTGGAGACGTAAATTAGGCACCGCCAGCTGATACTTTCACGCCACTTTTTAATAAGTCTTGAAGAAGTTTTTTCTTCTCAACTGGGGGCAAACTATCAGCTATTTTTAATGCAGCATCGATATCTATAGTAGATGGTTTAGGTTTAGAACCAGTTTTAATTGGCAACGGTTTAGCAGCAACAGGTGATTGTACAGGAGGAGCATTACTAGTTGTAGGAGCTTTTACAGGAGGTGCAGTTTTTGTTGCAGGTGCTGTAGTCTGTGGTGCTGCTGTAGTCTGTGGTGCTGCTGTAGTCTGTGGTGCTGCGCCCGCCTGTGTAGCACCTTTTGCTGCTCTAGCATTACGCTTTCTAATGGCATTTGGCGTTTGACTTAAAGGTTTCTTTACATTTGCTGTTGAAGCAGGTTGAGCTGCTGCTTGAGGAGTAATGCCAAGTTCTTTTGCACGACGACTAATATAATCTTTTTGTCCTGCTTTATAACCAGATTTAATATCGTCCCAAAAGCCTTCTGTAATGTCATTCATCTTCATCGCGTATTCTCCTAAGCCCTCTGATAAATTTGTTAGGATCTCTGCCTCGTATACTATTAATTAATCGTCGTTCTAAATCAGATGCATCCTCGCCTTCGTATGATTCGTTTATCATACGAATTAGATTAATAGCTGAATTGATGATATGAGTTGCTCTGCTTTCAATCACAAAATTGCGATCATGATTAGGAACAATACTACTAATCTCATCTAAGATACTACGAGTCTGTTTACGCAAAATTAATCCCCAATTTATTTATTGTAAACATTGTTCAACTTGTTGATTTGATACTAGCCAGCATTTGCTTTAATTTGCTGCTGTTAACATCCGCAGATATCTTACCAGTATCTGATTCAGCAGGTCGTAAAGTGTTTGTTGGCTTTAACTGACTCATTGTAAAACTTGGTTTCTTAGTTGTTGCTTGATCTCCGTCTGGAGCATCACGAATACGCAAACTGTCAATGTCAAACTCAAGATCAACTTTCTGACCAACACCGCTACTACTACGAGTTTTCATACACTGAATTTGATATCTGCCATGTTCACGCATTGCTCTACTTGTGAAAATACCAAATAAGTTATCTGCTGTATTGATCTTACTGATACCACCTGAGATATGACTATGATCAAATTCAATTTCTTCAACTGCACTACGATTCAACTGTGCTGCTGTTACAAGTAGAATCTTTAATTCTTTTGCAAGGTTACGAACTTCTTCTGCAACATACTTGTCCTTGACGAATAGATCACTGGGACTAACTTTAGCACTAACTGGCATCAGCAAATCCATATAATCCAGCATCACAAAGTCTACACGCTTGCCAGTTTTAATCTGTAGTTCTTTTAAATAAGCTCGAATATCATTTACATTACTTTGTGCTGGCATATACTTGATTTGAAGTTCGCCAGATTTACGCTTAATCATGTTGAGTTTCATTTCAACATTATCAATATCTTTGAAGATATCCTTCGTAGCAACATTGGTTAACATACTATCAATACGCATACCTGTTAGCTCTTCACTTAATTCCAACGTGATGTAAACGCCATTAAGCCCTTGCAACACCCAATTGACTGCAATGTTCTGCATGAACAAGCTCTTACCACTGCCAGATCCGCCAGCAAAGATATTGAGCTCACCGCGATTAAAGCCGCCGTATAACAGCTTATCCAAACTTAACCAGCCTGTAGATACTTGCCCATTGTTATCCTTAATACGCATTAATCGAGTACGAGGATCCATGAAGTAATCTGTACCCATATCCTTAGTCAGGCTGATCTGTACTGCATCTTTAATTAACTTTTCAACAGGATCATACTCGCCCTTCTCTAGTAAGTCTGCTGCTTTAAGAATTGCTCGCTCTAATTCTTTCTGCTTAGTAAATCCTTCAAACTCCTCAAGGAACCAATTGTAATGTTCTTCGTTCATCCCGGGCACTAACTGGAAATCAGTTCTGCAAACAGCATTAATCTGCTCAATTGTAGGCATTGCATTATGCTTCTCACAATGCTCTTTCACAAATTCTGCTGCTGTTCTAAGACTTCTGTCAAAGTTTTCAACATTATAGATGTTCTGAACACGCACAAAACTCTGAGAGTCTTGCAACATCATTTCAATGAATAACTTCTGAATACCAGTTTCGTATGATTTTGCCATTAGGTCTCCTTATACATTATACACTTATTCTATTAGAAATGTTATTATGTATTATGATAACCACTTTCGGCTCATAAGTTGGATTTTAAGATTACTTGTCTCAACACTATTCAATATACTTTTCATTGTAAATAATTGTCCATATCTATTTGCTGCATCAGCTGCATCTTTGATATCCTTTTCCCAATCAGGAAAGGCAACATTCCATCCATATTCCATAGCTGCTTTTACTAAAGCAGTTCCAGCTTTGTCTCGATCAGGTACAACAATAACTTCACGATTCAAACTATCAACTATCATAGCCTGCGATTCATTACATTCGTTAGTTAGAATTGCAAGACCATCAATGGCAATAGCATCCATTGCTCCTTCAACTAGTAGACAGAACTTAGCATCAGTCTGCTGACGATCATAGTTGAACACAAAGTGAGGAGGATGTTCTGTATAGTATTTGCGTTTAGTTGGTACAATGCTACGACCGCTATATCCCATTGGTTGACCTAACCAAGTAAACGGAATTAATGCACGATTGTACATGGGAGTAGATTTATCATTATGCCATTTAAAATAATCTAACTTATTACCAAATCCACGTAGATCGAGATAGTTTACAATAGTTTCTGCTTGTGTAATATCCTCATTACTGATTCCCGCAGTGATGAACCAATCTAGTAAGTTTTGCCCAGGACATACTTCTTTACATTCAAACTTTGGAAGTTCTTTAATTGCTTCTTTTTTAATATCAATGCTGGTATCAAGTTGGCTAAGAGCAAACAGACTAAGCTTGCGGATAGTATCTTCCGCCATACCTAACCAGCCCATAAGTTTACGCATCTTTAGATTGATGCGGCGACCTGGTTGCCAGTTGGCGGTAAAATGACAGTTAAAACAGTGATAGCTAGTGTTGCCATCTTGTCCTGGCAATAATCCGCCGCGACCTCTTGTATCTTGACTTTGACCATTATGATGACAGCAGGGTGCATTAAAGCTAATCCACCCACTGGATGTGCTTTTTCTTTTGGATGGCAAATGCGCCAAAAGTTCTTGCTGTATTTCAAACATGCTACATTATAGCATGTTTTTATGGACGATAAAGAATTTTATCTAATGAGCCGCTTGTTGTTGTGACTTTAAATCTAACTAACCCAATCTTGCCAATAAAAGTACTAAATTGACATCCAGTAAAATTAGTAAAAGTCTGTGTATCTATATCAAACCAATCATCTGGATATGATGTCATATTAGCACTTAAACTACCTTGTATTACGACAACACCGGTAAACCCAGTTCCATAATATTGAACAGTTTGTAATACTGCACGAGATTTAACTCTGTCTAATACATTAGATACACTACTATATGCTATTCCAGAATCACTATATCCAAATATACTATTTGTAGGATTATTATAAAATGGTCCGATGTTTGGCTGTAGACTAGGTAAGAATTGTGGATACACACTATCTAATACTCTTGCTTGCCCTTGAGCATTGTAATTGTCATCTGCATAGACAATACTCATCTCACCTTCGCCATTTACCAATTTTATACTGTAATTATATGAACCAGCATCAACATCATTCAGATCTTCTTCATCTAACACTACGATAGCAGCACCCTTATCATTTGCAATTGAGCAAAGTCTGGTGAACACTATTTCAGAATTGTTGCCATCTATTAGATTAAAAATGATAGTTGAACTTAATAAGTTCTGTAACTTTTGGTCTTGATTTTTAATCAACAATCTAATCTTATTATCGATGCCTTTGTATATCTGTAAGGGCTTTGCATACACTAGCGTATTCTCCCGATTAGGTGTTGAATCCAAAATAACAAGGTCCATAGTTTGGAGATATAAATATCCTGAGATTGATTGCACTTTAAACCCCGTCTCTTAGAAATATTTATGTCATTAAGTTTGGAACAATTGTTAGAAAATTACCCATTTCTCAGTTTTATAAAATATACGCACAGCGAATATGTTGGTGTTATACAAAATCACGACGGTGATATCGTCAGCATGTATGCGTTCAATAAATTAAAAACTGAAGAGCATAAACGAAGATTTCTGGAACAAGCAGATGTATGGTGGTGGGAAAGTAATAGATCTATCCCCATCAACATTTTCCTTAAACATTCTTGGAGCGAGTTTAGATATAGTATGGTCACGCTAAATGTCAAAGACATTAAAGAACAACAAGGTCATGTGGTCAGTTTAGCAGGATTAGCTAATAAAAGAACAAAGCGTCGTGTTGTTCAACTAGTTCGTAAACTCAGTTAATAGATTCATATGTACTGCTACTAATTGGCTATAGCTAATGGCATGAGCCTTCTTGAAGAAATATCCGTCCTCACTCTTATCCCAAACAGTCTGCCCCACTTCCCGCCAAGTTCGTCCTACTAGATGTCTCTTAGCAGGACGAATCACAGCAAGAAACATTGCCATTCTTGCAATGGTGTTTACAGGTTCTGGCATTCGTTGTAGCAGATAATAATGATTATTAATATGAATGATCTGCTCGACAAATTCTCTATGCTGTAACATATCCCACATAGGCTCTTGTGCTATTAGTACATTTAGATGTTCTTCATCTCGAACTTTACTGTATACATGTACGTTAAGCAGATCAAGTTTGATATATCCTAAC